CCCATTCAGCATTAGTAGTAACAGCAACATTGCGTAGGTGCTCCAGTGTTTTATCTAGGCCAGCATTCTCTGTGGTCATCAGTGGGTTATCCATGATGCCTGTCAGAGACACACCTAGTAGTCGCTCTTCTTCTGTGTTCTTTTGCCACACTTTTCGCAGGTAGGGAAACTTGGTGTATGTAGACTGAATAGTCCCAAGAATTGTAGCCAGTCGAACTTTCCGTTCCAGATCTTCAATAGTGTCTGTAGCACGAACAACACACTCCGTTAAGTTGCAAAATTCATAAGGCCGCAAAATTATCTCACTGCAGGGGTTCGTCCCGAACTCATGGTTAGGATCACGTCTACCATTCTTAGCTGCTTGTTTCTTAGATGCTTGACGGTTGAAGATACCACGTTCACCTGAGCCTGACTCAACCAATGCCATCCACTCACGCATGAACGATAGGCTGTCGGGCTTCTCAGTGTACGACACAGAGTTGTTAGCCAATGCACGTTGTGGATTGTTCTCCCACCACTGACCTGACTTAGCATGACGCATACGGTCATCACTCAAGTTAGACAGAGAGATCATAGCACTGCGGCGTACACCACCAACGACTACGACTTCACCGATCTTACACATGATGTCGTGTGCTTCCATGCTGGATAGCTTACGTCCTTGTGCATCCTTGAAGATGCGGATAACAAAGTTGAACAAGTCTACCAGTGGTGCTGGACCAGAAGCACGTCCACCGAATGTCTTTAGTCGTGCACCTGCAGGACGTACACGTGATACATCCCACTTAGGGATCTCACCTGAGTACAGCAATGCAATCACTTGACGTAGAGCTTTAGCCCAACCTTCTTTACTATCCTTAACTACGACTGTAGTCTCGCTGTCGAATAACTCTGGTACCTCTGGCAGCTTAGTCACGAACTGACGTTCTACAGAGAAGCCGACACCTGTACCACACAACAGAATGAACATAGCCTCATCGAAAGACTTGGGGTCATCTACTGGTAGGTATGAGCAGTTATACCCTGCTGTGTTGTCACGTTCTAGTGCAGGACCAGCTGTCATCATAGCTCGCATAGAGGGCATAACCTCTAGGTTCAGGATGGCCTGTTCAATCTCATTCTCTACGTCTTGGTCTACCTTTGTGTGTACAAGGTTACTGATGTAACGTGATACAGTCTCGGCCCAAGACTCACGCCGTCCTTCATCCTCTAACCATCGTGCATAACGTGATGTGTGAATAAATGCTTGGTAATCTGTTGGTAACATATTGTTCATCGGTTGTCTCCGTCTCCTTTAAGTTTGCCTCTTAGCTCTCTGTCATCGAGCTTCCTTACGTTCATCGCCAGGGTTACACCTAAGTCACCACCGTAGTAGTTAGCCAGTGCTGTTGCGTAGAATACAACATCCCCTAGTTCTTTGATGATATCAGTTGAAGTGTATCTGTTGTTATCACGAATAAGCTTCTTGATCTTCTCAGCTACTTCACCTGCTTCACCAACTAGCCCTAGTGTGTTCTCGACTAGTCGGTCATGACCCTCAGTTAGGATCTTATCTTCTACCCACTCTGAGTAATCCTTAAATGGGTTACTAGACGCCTCAGTCTCAGGGAACATTTCGTAGTACTCAAATGCTTCCAAGTCTTTATTAGTTATCATGTCTGGTCACCTCACAGTCTTTTACTTTCACGTCATCTACATCGTACAAGATATCTCTTACCAACCGTTCAACACAGAAGGAATGATCTTCATGTACATCAATAAAGTTAGCGTCAGGATCTACCCACAGCAAAACATTTATCTCAAACTCCATTCGGAAACTCCTAGTTATACTTTAGTGAACAGTTGTGTCAATCACAATCTTGTTGTTTCGGTTCTTCTTCCAACCACTCTTGGGGTATAGTCTTGTTGGAATACTTAAATCCATTCTTGATACACCAGTCTTCGTATGTTGTCTTGCTACCCTTATATAGTTTAGCTCGACAGTTTGTAAAGACGAAACGTATATCTAAATGAGGATACTGTTTCTTAATCTCTTTGTGCTTACGTCTATCATCTGTAAGGAACCTTCCCTTAGTCTCAATGATTATACCATTCTCAAGAACAAAATCAGGTGTGTAGGTTCTGTACTTAAGGTCTACCCACTTGATCTTCTTCTTTTCGTAAGTGTACTTAACCTTTTGCTTGTCAAGGAAGGCGGCTGTATCTTCTTCAAGACCTGACCGATATCCTTCCTTGATGCCTCTCATTCTACTTCTATTGAAAGCCACACTTAAAACTCCAAGTCTTCAAAGGCGATAGGTTTCTTAACAACCTTTGTCAGGTACAAGGGGCCGTTGGCGTATACAAACTTACGTAGATTTGGGTAGCAAGCCTTCTTATACTCACAGTAACCACAAGCAAAAGGAAGCTTCTTGTTTCCGTTAGGTGAGTCAGCCTTTTGATCGACAGGTTCGAAGGCTCTCTCTGGTGGTTCACCAGCTGCCACCATCTCCTTGAGGTAGGAGACTTCTTGTTCTTTCTTTTCGAACTCGTCTGTGAAATCGTAGATGTCTAGGCAAACATCCCCATTCACTTTATCAACAACAAGGAACCCGCCCCTCTTCTTGTCTGTTACAAGGGGATCATCCTTTGCTGCGTACACATAGGAAGACAGCTGAGAGATGTATCCGAATGGATCTTCCTTACGTAGGTTACCGTTCTTAAACTTCTTGAAGCCAGCTGGAGATGCAGTCTTAACGTCGATAGTCATACCATCAATGACAGCATCACGGTGTCCTTTGATTCCGTGTACATCCATCTTGTCTTGCATACCTTCAACCTTGTGTCCACCAGCAACAGCTAAGGCAAGGACTAGCTCCTCAACTACATCACCGTAGAAGAACTTCAACAAGGTGTTTGGGCCGAGGCTCTCTGCTGTGTCTGGCATGTTGATCTTGTACCACAGCTTGCGTTTACAGGGTGTCCCTAAAGACGACAAAGACAGGTAGCTGCGTGGCTCCTGCGGTTTCTTAAATCTGCTCTCTGCTAGGACAGCTATGTTCTTTGACATGAACTCTCCAACAGCAGAGTCCCAACCGTTAAGACCAAGGATGGTTTCCTCGATGTCTTGTACTAATGTATCAATACTCTTACTCATCCTAAGACCTTTCTAAGTTATGGTTTGCCCCCACCCAGTTAAGGGAAGGAGCTTTCTTTTAACACACACTTAGAAGAGTCCTAGAAAGGAATTTCATCCCCAGCAAGAACTGGAGTTTCCTCTTTAGGAGAAGGGGCACTTGCTTTAGAAGGAGACCCAGCATCGCCAGAGGCTAGGGAGGAGAGATCCTTGAAACGAGGTGAGCCTCCTTCTGATTCGTAGACGACATGGTCTACAACTTGTACAGACTCAAGGCGTGTGCCGAAACGTCCTTGTCCTGCATCAAATACAGACACAGTAACCAACCCTGTGGAACCATTGCCAATCAAGCCATGTGTTTCCAAGTCCCAAGGTTGACCCTTTACGTCTGCTACTTTTGGTGTACCACCTGCCCACTCATGACGTGGGTGAACACATGGACGTTTAACTGTGACACGTACACCTTCTGCGGTGTTCTCCATCTTGGTAGCACATCCAGCTTCTTTCAGCTTTGCTGCATCTTCATCCTTCAGGATCAAGGTGACTTTGTATTCACCGTCTGTCTCTACGTTCCAAGGGGAACGATCACGGTTGCTTTCGAAAACCTTTGCCCACTCCATTGTTGCGAACAGTTCTAGGTACTTTGTTTTTACTCTATCAGCCATAGTCTTAACCTTTCTTTTTCTAGGTATTTAGTTTGTATCATACAGTTTTAGTGGGTGTCAAGCCAGTTTTTTCCTACATCGTAAGATCCTGGTGTAGGTATCTTGAACCCTAGCTCTTGGCCTACCTCAAGCATACATTGTGCCTGTAGTTTACCTAGTGCTTCGGCTTCTTCTTGTGTTCCTATCACCTCTGTCTGGTATTCATCGTGGATGAAACCCACCAGCTTAAAGTTGATGCCTTGCTTACGTGCCTCAGATGTCCACTTGATTAGAGTGTGCTTCATCAAGATACTTTCAGCTGACTGTAGCATACCAGCTAGAGCCTTGTGTGCTGAAGGTATCTTAACTTTACGTCCGTCATACCCAGTGAAGTATCCTTGCTCTGCAATGTAAGGTATCAACCTATTCTTAAGTTGTGCTAACCCGTCAATAGACTTAACGAATGAGTCACGTGCTTGTGTTGCTTGCTTCTGGTTTACCTTCAGGATCTGTGCAGTCTTAGCTACACCAGCACCAAGAAGCCAAGCATAAATAAAAGTCTTAGCCATGTCACGTGTTGCGTGAGGTAGACCTAGAGCTTTCTTATTAACGTTGTGAATGTCTGTTTCGTTTTCCTTCTTACCTTCCATGATAGCTTTGGCGTACTGATCTGCATCAAAGTGCCGCCACAAGTAGTCTGCTAGAACTCGTAACTGAATACCATCAGCATCAGTACCAACCAAGAAAGAACCACTAGGCACAGTCCAGCATGAACGTAGATGTGAATCATATTGTTTCTTTACCTCTTCGACAGCTGTCTTTGCTTCACCATGAAAGGCAGAAGGAATGTTAGCTGTGTTGGGTGACTTGTGGGCACAACGCCCAGTCCATGCACCTATGTTCATGATGGTACCGTGTATACGTCCATCCCCTTTGACCTGCCCTAGCCACTCCACCAGTGAGCTTCTACGTCCTTCTAAGGTAAGCCACTTAGCCAAAGCCTTTGCGCCCTCAGGGGCATCCTCTGGGAGTGTGGATAGGTTATCCTCTGTGACTGCCCACCCGTACTTGGATAGGTGTTCCTTCTTCTCCTTATAGAATGCTTTGTCCATAGACTTGATAACTGTTCCGTAAGGGTCACCAACATTAAGGCGTTCAAACTTGAGGTGTGTCTTAGTCTTATCGACAGGTTGCCAGCCAGCTTCCCACAAGGCATCAATACGATCCTTAGGAGAACCAGGTTTGAAGTCAATCCAATCGTGACACACAAGGTCTTCGCCATCCATTGTGGTCAATGCGTACTTCTTCTTGGCATTAATCACTGTTGCCATCTCTGTGCCATCTTTCTTGAGGCGATACTTGATCCTATTCACCTCAAGCATCTTCGGTGGGAAGTCTACTTGAAACTGTTGCTCAAGCTTATTCATCTGAACTTGGATTGAGTTAAGAAGGAACTCAGCTTTATTGCTGTCGAAAGCAAAGCCGTAGTACTTAGTCCGAACCAATTCAATCTGTAGGTCATGCTCTGCACGAAGGGATCTCTTCCAGTCAGGATCAAAGATGTACTTCTTGAAGTGCTTAAACAAGGCTTCTGTTGTATCCAAGTCACCATACCAGTACTCAACCATCTCGTCTGAGAACTCTTCAAAGGCATGGAAGTCACCCTTGTACACACCAAGCCTACGTCCCCAAGCGTCTAGGCTGTGAGGAGAACGAGCACCCTTAGGGATTGCAATGTCGTAGTCCAGTGTACGAGACACAATCAAAGTATCAATGATCTTGTGTGGATCAATGAGCCGTGGTTGTAGTAATCGGTTAAGCTCTGGTGCATCGAACTGCACAAAGTTATGACCAACAACATAATCCAAAGACTGATACCACTTGATAGCCTCTGCTTTAGCAACAGGATCTTCGTGACACTTCTCAAACTTATACACCTCACCTGTGGTTAGGTCTTTCCCACCACATAGCCAAAGCTTATCACTGCCTTCCAGCTTGTTTGTTTCGATATCACTGACTGCTATCTTCATACTCTGAATGAAACCTCTTCTAAGATTGTGGTGTCTGGATCGTAGTATACCGAACCAGCATTACCTAACTTAGAGAATGGACGGTTCTTGTCAACAATAAAGTTTGTTGTGTTACGTTCCATCTCATCTTCGGCCTCAGTGTCACGTTCTAGTTTGATACAAATGATTGCTTCTTCCTCAAGAGATGCAGCATACTTTGTTCGTCCGTCATCATTGACCTGTGAGATAAAGATCACACCGATGTCTAGTTCTTTGGCTAGCTGTGCCATACGTGCACCCAGTGTTGTCAGTGTACTGGTGGCACCTTCGACACCTGCGTTGGATAGGTAGGCTAGTCGTTGGACGTGGTCAATGAAGATGAACTGTGCGCCGTAGACTGTAGCTGCTAGACGTACATACTCAAGCAGAGCCATTGGGTCATCGTGTGCTTGCATCTCAAAGATGATTGTCTTCTCGTCTTGTGCTGCTTTCTTGGCTGCTTCGATTACCTGATCCTCAGAGATACCATTCTCTTGGGCATCTTCTTTGGTACGAACATTGGCACCTAGCTCATAGGTTGCCATGGCACGATAGGTTGTGGACTTCATCTCTTCCATGTGAAGCAAAGCAATACGTGTCTCAGACTTCAGTAGGCCAACTTCAAAGTAACGAATAAGTTCTGTCTTACCTTGTCCACGCAGTGCCTTGATGAATGTCAGACCACCTTTAACTAAGCCTCGGATCTTATCATCCAAACCTGTGTGTCCTGTTGGAACATACTCGTAAGGGTTCTCTGTTGTGATAGCTTTCTCTACTTCGATGTCACCAACAAAGAAGTTGTCTGGGCTGAAACGTTGGGGCTTCAATGCTGCCCACTTCAAGTCATCGACATCACCTGACGTGATGAAGTCATTAGCATCCTTGTGCTTAGTCAAAGGTACATAGTAGAACTTCTCTGGGAACAGACCATACAGTCTGTTGGCTGCTGCCTTTCCTGCTTCGTCTTGCTCACCAGCATACACGATCTCACTGAATGAGTTGAGATACTCAAAGACATTCTTGATGAACTTCTCTGAGATAGATGCGCTGGGCAATGACTTGACTGGATAGCTTTTACCTAAGGCTTGGTACAGAGATGCCGCATCGAACTCACCCTCTGTTATGTATAAACGTTTGCTTGAACCAGCATTGAAGTCAGGGCCGAATAGATCCTTAGGTGATCCTCTCTGCTCAGTCCAGAACTTCTTCTCGTCATAGCCACGGTACTTTGTGTTGTTAGGGTACTTGAAGGCATACCGAACAGGCACACCATCTTCGTCAAGCTGAAGCTGGATCTTGTACAGACGTGCTACGTCCTCGTCTAGTCCACGAATACCTTTGAAGGTAGCTGACTTGATGGGACGGTTCTGATCTTTGGGTTGCTCTATAGCTTGGACAGGGTATGTTTCCTCTGCCCAATCAAAGATCTGTGTCCGAAAGTTTGGACGTGGGTACGATGAACTACAGCCAAAGCAATAACCTGTGCTCTTCCCAGGATTCCAAGCAAAGGCATCACTGCTTCCGCATGATTCGTATGGACAAGGCTGGTGTGTTACTTCGTGTGTATCTTCTACTGCGTGTGCTGCACTCATGTGCTTATCTCCTTGTGTGTTAAGGGTTGTTCTGTATCTCTATCTTGAACAATCCAGACGATACCTCAAGAGATGATACGATGTCAAGGAACTGTTGGTAGGACATGTATATCATCTGGTACTCCCCTAGTGCTTCCTCGTACTGACGCATGTAGACTGACATGTCGTCACCCATGATAACCTCAACGTCTTCGAACTTATCACTTTCATCTAGGGTAGTGACAACAGTTGCGTCACTCTCAAACTCTACAGTAAACATCAGTCTATGTCTCCCTCGTGCCAATCATCCCAGTCATCCTGATTTGCTTTCTCACGTTCCTTAGCACGTTGACGTTCTTCTTTAGTCATCTCACGGATATGTTTAGCACGATCTACGTGCCACTCTTTAGGTTCCTTCTTTGCCATCGTGCCACTCCACTACTCGGCCTGTGTTCCATGTGTCTGCTGCTGCCTGTGCTGCGGCTAACAGGTCAAACACTTTCACTGGTGTGTTGTTGTCAAAAACTGCTGTGTTCTCTCGCATGTACTCCCATTGTCCATGCTCTATCTCAAACATAACTGCGTATTTCATTTCTTTTATTCCTCGTATGATCTCAGTGCTTCCCACGATACAGGGAATAACTCAATCATCTTATCATCAATCTGTTCAGCCACCAGTCGTGTCTCTAGCTGCGTGTCAGGCTTGCACCGTAGCTGGCACATAGCAGCAAAGGCATCTAGTGATCCAGACCAGTACCACTCAGTCATGGTTGATTGTGGTAGTACCATCCGTGCTTGCTCTGGGGCTACACCTTGCTCAAGCAGTTTCTTGTACACCTCTAGTCCTAATTCTTCGGGTGTGTCGTATGGATAGTGTCCTGACTTTAGTGTGAACTCTTCTAACTCAACTACACCATAACTCCCCTGCTTCTTGTCAGCACTGCGCCCACGCCACTGGTCAGGCACATAGAACTCAGGCTCCTCATCTACGTATCGTCTTGATACCTCATTCCAGCGTAGGAACTTATGCTTGACCAACTGTCGA